CTTAGTTTGATGTGGGGTAGGAGGGATTGGAGTGGTTATTAAAAGTTATGTATAAAGAGTGTTAACCTTTATCAAACTCCCGGGTCACGGGGAAAACCAGTTAGAATTCAGCCTTGAACCAGTCAGGCCAGAAGCGCTTCATGGTGTGGGGAGGAACGTAACTGTTGTTCAAAAGATTGTGTCTAATTTGATTAGGGGTGGGGAAGATGCGAAAATCAATTTCAGTTGAGAAAGTGACGTCTTGGTAGAACGTCATGTAGAATGAACGTTCGTCTGGAGTGTAACCTTGAGAAGCATAGTAATCAAAGGTACTTTTACAGACATGATAAGCACGAAGGAGGTGTGGCTTATCAGGGTGCATCAGTGCGTAGGCAATGCCGACGCAAGCGGCCATCGTTTTGCTAGGGGTCGGTGACGTAGACTTGGTGTGGTAGAGTTGTGCTAACAGTTCAAGATGATCACGTTCTGGTATACCGTGGTTGTTGCGGTAGCCAAGGACTTGTACATTTTGAGGTGTGTTGTGCATTTCACACTTTTCAGGTCTAGTCTCAGATCCAAAGTATTGACGGTCGATATCTGCATACGAGGAGAGGAAAGCTTGGTGTTCATTAGGTTGGATAATGACAGAAAGCATGGTGAGTTTATCATCACCTTCACCTTTAGAGTGAATGATGTGATTAGTTCGAAAACCCATAACGAAAAGGACAGTAAGATCAGTTATGTAGAAATGAATGGTATCGTATAACTGAGTTGGGTAGCAGCCAGATGGCATGCCAAACCAGCGTCGTCTAAATTTCCGACCATCATAAATGACGGTGGGGCATTGACGAAAGGAGTAGCAAAGCCAAGTCCAGAGATTTTGTAATCTTTGAGCTTTAGCTTGGTTCCAAGTTTTGTCGGTTTCAGGGTACTCAATAGTGGGAATGTAACCATTTGAGAAGTCGAGGAAAGATCTAATCATGATATCTATATCGTCTTGTATTTCAAAAGAGAAATATTTGTCAAAGCGAGATTTATCAAGAGTAATGATCGAGCCACGAATGTGGTTGAGCATGAGTTCGTTGTTGAGACGAAGCCAGCCACCAGTGATGGTTTCATAACCCCAGAGGAGGGGGGTTGTTCCAGGATGACGTTTGAGATGAGCCATGTAAGACCAAAGCAACATAATGTATGCTAGGTTTTGTGGGCGTGGATAGCCAGAGATGGATCTCAGTTTATTTGGGTCAGTGGAATCGATGAGTGCGGTCTTTGTGTGCAACAGGATGTAATAGAGGTAGCGTTCAAATGATGCGCCGTCTTTTATCTCGTGGATAATTCGTCGGGACCAGTCAAACACGATGTCTTTCATATTGCCGAAAGAAGGTCGAGGTTGTGTATGTTCGAGAGAGTGTCGTTCTCGATAGATAGGAGAGTTGAGCTGCGCGAGGAAGAAGGGTTCTGTTGAGAATGGAGCTTCTGCGTTCGAGGAGGTCTTGTGTGGGTAGTGGTGTTGGACGTCCAGTAGGTGTACTGGTCTACATTTATGGGGGGGGGCAAAGGCACGATATGTGCATTCGAGTGCATGAACGTAGTAAGCGTCTTTCTTCACTTTATGATAAGGAAGATCACCAAAGAAAAAGTCTGTGAGGATGGATTCTTCCGTGACTTGAGAGCGGGTGCGCTGAGTCAGAATGAATTCAATTTCATGTGTGTAGAGGTGTTGAGCCATTGAGAAGAGTAGAACTTTCTTGTGAGCTTCAACTGCATGAGGATTCGGACGCGGTGGTTGTGGACGGAAAAAGGATGTGCCGTCGGGTTTGAAATTTGTACCAGTTGTAGAGGTATCTTTCAAGAGAGAGGAGCGTGTCAGAATTGTTTGTAGGACAGACATAGTGGTAGAGTTGTGGAGAGTATAAAATAGTTGGGTTGCAAGTAAATTAGCTTTAAGTTTCGAGGCTAAGGAGGTGTGGACGTTGTC